TTTGCTGGCAGAACAACTGTGCTCTGAGTTCTTGGAGGTCATTGATACTGCCAACACTCACATTATGCACGTTCATAGTGGTGAGACCCATCACTTCAGCAGCACCAAAGCAGAAAAGATTCATCTGTTTGCTACCACTGCAAGAACTGCGGGTGAGAATGTTATCATCTTCACCTCTTACAACTCTCTTCAGCGTATCGTTGATGCTGATATTGAGGTGAATACTATTTACTTTGACGAGGCACATAACAGCGTCAAGCGTAACTTTTATCCTGCTACTGAGTTCTTTGCAGAGAACGCAGATCGTTGCTATTTCTATACAGCAACTCCCAAACATTCTCTCACAGTGAAGAAACCAGGCATGAATTGGGGTCATGTTTATGGTCAAGTTCTGGTCAATGTTCCTGCTCCTGAGTTGGTTGAAGGTGGTTACATTCTTCCTCCCAAAGTTGTAGTGAAGCAACTGCCTTTGGTGAAAGGTCGTAAGGTCATGTATGCTGAAGATGCTGACAATCTGCTGGAAACTATTGATGACAATAACATCGACAAGACTCTGATTTGTGCTCGTACTACGAAACAGATTGTTGGTCTTCTGTCTCAGTCTGACTTCTGCACTGAGTTGTATCAGCGTGGATATTCTTGGATGACGATTACATCTAAGACTGGTGCAATCATCGACGGCAAGAAAGTCAACCGCGAAGAGTTCTTTAACACACTTAACACTTGGGGCAAAGATCCTGAGAAAAAGTTTGTTGTCATTCACCACTCTATTCTGTCTGAGGGTATCAACGTGAGTGGTCTTGAAGCTGTTATTTTCATGCGGAACATGGATTACATCGGCATCAGTCAATCTATCGGTCGTGTGATTCGTTTGGGTGGATCTGAGAAGACATTTGGTTTAGTTTGCATCCCAACTTATGACTCTGTAGGTATCAGCACTGCCCGCAAAGTTCAGGCAGTTGTAGATGTTGTGTTTAATCAAGGTCAACCTGCCATCTCAGAGATCAGACGGTAGACAGTTGGTCAAACCGTCCACCATTCCCCCATGGGGGGTGGTTTTCGTGTATTATTACATAGTAATCAATCAAACACATGGATCTTACTTCTCTCTTTATTGAAGTTGTTCAAGAAGATATGTCCAAATCTGTAAAGAAATCTTCTTTGATTAAAGAGTGGTTGACTAAAGATACTGTTCCCCAATATGTTTCTATTCGTGTTGGTAACTGGATGGAAACTTTCTTGGTTAAGGTTTTGGGTGATAAAAATAAACTCGACCTTCTTAAGAAGAAAGGTCGCAATATGATTATCACTGTTGATGGTGAAGATCACCAAATTGATTTGCTTGGACAGATGGAAGATGGTGTTCTAATTACAAGAGAAATCAAGTGCAATCCTGACCTTGATCGTGGTAAGACTAGAGACACACTTCGTCGTGAAGAACAGATTGAACGAGGACTAGAAGAGCAGTTCGATGTTAGTGTTGATGGTGGAATTTTCTGTCCATTTTATTATGGCACTTTCAAGAAAGATGGTAAGTTTGGTATGATTTTTGGGATGCAGTGGTTTATTGATACGTTTGAACTTGATTTCACCGTTGAAGATTTTCAAAAAATTGGTAAATCTGAGGAACTGCACAAACTTCTTGGTTTGTGATATAATAAACTATTGACTGAGTACCTATGAAACCTGTCATCAAGTATCAAGGTGGTAAGAGTAAAGAACTACCACTGATCAAACAAATGCTACCACAACAATTCAATCGAGTTATTGAACCTTTCTGTGGTGGTGCAGCAGTATCATTTGGATTGCAAACTCCTGCTATTCTGAATGACATCAACCCGATGGTAATCAACCTCTACAAAGTATTGCAGAGCTCTGATCATGTGCATGTCTTAAATCACATCAACATCATCAAAACTTATGAGCATAATGCACTACAAGAGGCATTCTATGCTGCAAGAAATGTAATCAATAACCCTCAAGATTTTACCTCACTAATACAAGCAGTCTCATACATTATTGTCAGACAGTTGTGTTTCTCTGGCATGGAGAGATATAATTCAAAGGGTGAATTCAATGTGCCGTTTGGACATTATAAGAAAATGTCCTGCAATCTAACACCAGATCATCACACATTCCTGGGCAAGTGTGACATCAGACAGGGATCATTTGTTGATCTATTTGATGACATAACTGCTGATGATTTTGTGTTCATCGATCCACCATACTTGGAGAGACTAGGATATACTCAGGGTGATGGTGGTGATACTTTGCATGAAGAACTTGTACGATGCCTGAAGTCAACTGATGCAAAGTGGATGATCATACATAGTGACCATGAATTTTATCGTGAATCATATCGTGATTACAATATCACAGATAAAGACTTTGCTTACGCACAAAGATTTGGTAAAGGTAAGGATCATTCAGGTGTAAAGGTAAAGCATCTTTATATTACAAACTACTGATGGTGTGACAGTTCAACATCCTACACACACCCGCTTGATTTGTCCCTTGTTTCGTGCCATACTATCAGTATGAAAAACACACACCTCCAACACCCCGAAGATTCTATCCTTTCGGGTGATCTCTCTGTTCTTGATTGGTTCCTCGCTGAGAGTGAACTTTCCGTGAAGATTGACGGTGCTCCTGCTATTGTTTGGGGCACAAATCCTGCGACTGGCAATTTCTTTGTCGGCACAAAATCTGTATTCAACAAAGTAAAGATTAAAATCAATGAAACGCATGATGACATTGATCGCAATCATTCTGGGGTTGTTGCTGACATACTACATCATTGTTTTGATTGCCTTCCTTCTTTCGACGGGATTGTTCAAGGTGATTTTATTGGGTTTGGTGGTGATGATACTTTTTGCCCCAATACGATTACTTATATTTTTGATGAAATAATCGACCAGAACATCATCATTGCACCGCATACTTTGTATGCTACCGATGATGAGATGAAGGATGCCTATGTTATCAATGACATGGTAGATATGGAGGTCTTCGATGATACTGAGACATGTAAGTTCGTGCAACCCCGTGCATGGCAGATTGATGAAGATTTTGCTGAGATTGTTGGTTTTGCACGTCAAATGTCCCAGTTGGTAACATTTGCAGAACCATTTGAAGCAGAAAAGATTAAGATTGATCTGAATCGTTGTATTCGTGAAGGTCGTGAAGTTGACCCTGATTCGTTCAACAACTCACGTTTGATTAGTTTCTGGTTCCTCATCAAATCTATCAAGGAGGATATGCTTTTCCTTTGCCGTAATAACGGTCCCAAAGCTTTCATTGGTAACCGCCAATGTGGTGGCGAGGGTTATGTTCGCACCAATGATTATGGCATGTTTAAGTTAGTCAATCGAGAGCAATTCTCTCACGCAAACTTCAACAATGGCAAGTTCGCGTGTGCCAGTTGACGTAGTGGCACACATCCCCTTGCAGGGGGTCTGTTTTCGTGTATTATTAAAGAGTCAAAGGAACGCAACCATGACAGTCACTCAAACCAAACCACAATTCCTGACCGAAGCACTCATCGAAGTTCTCAACAATGAGTGGAAAGTTAATACGATTGAATCTGGTCGTTCTGTCTACACTCAACTTGAGTATGAAGTTGGTCGCAAATATATCAAAATTTGGTCTTATCTTAATGATGGTAATTTCGGTGATGCAAGAATCAAGGGACGTTCTTGCTGGATGTTTGTTGATAAGAACACTGGTGAATGTTACAAACCTGCTAGTTACAAAGCCCCTGCAAAGGGTGTCCGCTATTTGATTACTCAACTGGCAGATAATCCTCACATTTGTGATGCTTTCGGTTCCTTTTTGTATCTTTGATTATGTTCTCTGACACTAATCGTCAACTCCGCAAACTTTCTATCTACAAACCAATGCAATTTAGGGTCACACAAATTGACTTTGATTTTGATTCAGACATTCTTGATACTGAACAAATGACAGATGAAGATTGTCAAGAAATTATTGACGAAACAATGTCAACAACCTGGGAAGCATCTGACCCTGATGATCTAGTTGAAGAGATCACAAATGCTACGGGTTGGTGTATCAAATCCATCGATTATTGCTACGTCCTCCGATGATTAAATCCAAAGCACAAATGCTCCGTGTGATGAAAAATTGCGACGGAGCAGATACTCTTACTAGAGAGCAAAAGTTTGAAGTCTTTGTTAAAGTATGTGATAACATGCTGAAGGAAGGTAGAATCAGCAAAGCAAATCATAGTCGTTGGACTAACATCTGGTAGGGTGTGCCAGTCCACGAAGTGGCACACAAGTGGTTGTGTGGTCGCTGTTTTCGTGTATTATTAAAGAGTAAAAGGGATTTCACTTCATGCAACTCACTTCAAAGCGTCATTCTATGGTTGTTGAGTTTCGTCCTCATTCTATTCTGACTGATAAGTTTGTCTACACTTTGAAGTTCAAAGGTGAAGCACAATCCATGCGATTGTTCACTAAGAAAGAGATGATTGAAACTGTCAATTCTCGTCTGGACATTCATGGTTATCAGGTGACAGATTTCCTGACTGAACCACAACAATACATGCCCGCATCTTGCTGAGTTTATGTCACTTATTAAAAATTATCTCCATCAAATCATGACTCAAATGACTGACAACATCATCGACCGCGATCAACTTCAAGAGGCATATATTGAGTCGATTATTGATGGAATGGATCACAAGACCATGTATCAATTTGTCTATGATAGCTTGAATGGTAATCTTGATGATTATACTGTAGAAGAACTTATCACTGAAGTCGTAGATTATTATCCTGAGTTACTTGACCAAGTGGGAGTAAGTGTAACTTATGGAGACAAATTGCAGGAGAGTTCATAAAGAAAAAACCAGTTGACAAGGTGGCACAAGGTCTGTTGATCTGGACCCGTTTTCCTGTATTGTATAAAGGTCAAAGGAACACACCTCACAGATGCTCGACTCTCAAGCAACTTCCGCCGCTATCTACAAACAACTCTTCACAGGAGCTGAGTGGGATGCGATTGCTTTAGCTATGAAAGATTATGGTGATTTTCATGGTGGAATGGATGAAACTATTGCCAACAATGTTCAAGCAAAGATTGCTAAAATCTTTGAACTGACTGCTAACTGATTCTTTACACTTTCTCACTCACACTTTTTCACTATGTTTCAACACAAACTTCCAAACGGCAATGTTATCATGCACGAAGGATTGCCCAAGTGGATGGCCATCAAACGCATGGAAGATCACAAGCGTTGGGAACAAGAACACCGTGAAGAATTAGAGCAAAATGCACAACAACTGTTTGATGATATGTTCGGAGGTTGATAACAATGCAAGAGACTAAATTCATTCTTCATGGTCAATTTCATCGTGCTAATGGTTGGATTATGAACGACAGTTTGGGTTATATTAAAGCAACAAAAGAGGATGCGATTGCTACATGTAACCGCCTTAATCCTAACTTTGTCATTCAATCTATCACCATCGAAAAATGAACTACACTCTCAAAGAACTCCAGCAACGTGTCAATCAAATGATTGAACAACAGGGTGAAGATGCACATTGTGCCGCATGGATTTACACCAAGAATGATTGTCATTTGAAGGATGAAGATGGTGAGATTGATTACAATAACAATGTAGAAGATCCTGAAGTTGTTGAACGTATCTTCGATGATGTTGGCAACATTGATTACATCTATCAAGTGATTCAAGAATGTGTAGATGAGGTTACAGAAGAGCAGGTTATGTTACAACAACCGGAGTTAATCTAAAATGTTATTTGTCTCAGGTCATTCTCCCCATTTCAATCTTACTTATCGAGTGTACGATTTTTTTACATCAACCTACGAGATTCGTAGCGATGTAGAAGTATTCCACACGTATCTTCGAGATGAGAACGCTCTAGGATTCACTGAGGTTAATGGTGAAGAACAGTTCGTGCAGGTTTGTAATAGTTTGGACCAAAAGGAGTTTGTAACAACATTACTCCACGAATTGATCCACGTCGTTCAAAACGAGAAAGGTATGATTGATGAGACTGAGAGAGAACTAGAAGCATACAGATTGGAGGAGGTTCTTTACAACAACTATTGTGCTAGTGAGGGAACTGTCCACTAATCTGGCACAACCCTCCAAAATCGTGTATCTTAT